ATAATAAGTTTGCCAACAATCAGAAATACCAGACCGTATTGCGTGATGGTAAACTGTACGACAAGGTAAACCACACCTATACCTTCCCTGCTGGATCCACCATCAAGTGTGATATTGTATGGAAGTTCGACTTTGAGGATTTGCCTCAGGTCTTTAAGAATTACATCACCCTGTGGGCTACCCGCGTTCTTGCTGGTAGAATCCTTGGGTCTCAGGAGATGGTCTCCTTTAATGCCAACGACGAGGGGGTTCTCAGGGCAAACTGTATTGCCTACGATACCAACACCTCAGAGGCAAACATCTTTGGTCTGGAAACAGGTCAGAACTTCTACATCAGTTACACCCCATTTCGTGCTATTGCTAGGTAATCATGGCTGCTGTATCTCAGAAAGTTATTGGTCTGATTGGTGGTGTATCGCAGCAACCAGACTCCTTGAAGCTTCCTGGTCAGCTCCGTGAATGCACTAACTACTATCCTGATCCAACGTTTGGTTTGCTTAAGAGGCCTGGCATTCGTCTGACTCGTAAGCTGGACAACAGCGTGGCAGGTGGTACTTGGTTCCTCATCTCAAAGGGCCAGAATGATAAGCTTTTGATGCAGGTCGGATTTAATGGTACGGTAAGGCTGTGGGATGCTCAGAGCGGCATTCAGCAGACCCTCAACGCCTTGTCTGGTACTGCTCAGACCTACGCAACACACACCAAGCAGAGCGATCTGGACATCCTTCAGATTAATGATTACGTTTTCTTTCTTAATAGGACTGTTAATGTTGCAGCTTCTGCTACGTTATCTAGTGCTCAGATTCCTTTTGGCTATGCGGTCCTGACCAGTGTTGCTTACGACACGACGTACAAGATCACACTTGACGCAACAACATATTCTTACAGCACTCCTACTACCTCTGGTAGCTCTTTGAATGCTGATACGATTATTGCTGGCCTGGTAAGTGCCATCAACGCTGGCGGTATTTATACTGCGACTGGCATTGGTAATGCTATCCACGTCAAGCGTGTCAACAACGCAGACTTCTCTATTGAAGCAAAGGGTGGTCTGTCTGGAACTGGCATCATTGCTTACAAAGGAACAGTTGATGGTCCCCAGGATCTTCCAAAGCAGTTCCTTAATGGAGAGGTCATCCAGATTGCTGCGGACAATAACTCCTCAGGAGATGACTATTATGTCAAGTTTGTAACAAGCAATGGTGGATCCAAAGGCGCTGGTGTTTGGGAAGAGACGATTGCCCCTGGTGTGTCTGTTGGTTTGAATCCAACAACCATGCCTCATGCCCTTATCAAAGAGGCAAACGGTTCGTATACCTTTAGGGAACTGAGTGCGTCGGCAGCAGCTGCCTTTGTGACTTCCACAACTGTTACTGGCATTCCTACGGCAGTGAGCATCACTTCTGTTGGTAATGCTCGGTGGAGCATCGGTCAGTCCTTTGCTGTCTATGGTGGATCAGGAATCAACCTGCGACTTGAAGTCACCTCCGTCAATGCCAACCGTCAGATCACTGGCATTCGTATTGCTCGTGCTGGACAAGGCTACACAGCCACGAACAGTGTCAGCAACAACGAGGGTGATGTCTTTCAAATCACAACCGTTGGTAGTGCTACAATTTCAGGAACTAGCTGGGCCACCCAGTTCTGGGCAAATCGTGCCGTTGGAGACCTGGAAACCAACCCTAACCCTAGCTTTGTAGGATTCCCTATCTCAGGCATTTCGTTCTTTAAGAACCGCCTGGTGTTGATGAGTGAGTCCAACATCATCTGCTCACAGGCTGGGGACTACCTAAACTTCTTTGCTTCAACGGTTATCACGCTTGTTGATAACGATCCGATTGATATTTCAGCTGGTTCCACGGTCAACACACAGTTCCGTCATGGAATCCAGCAAGCCGATGGTTTGATTGTGTTTGCGGATAACTCGCAGTACATTCTTCAGACCAACTCAGAAGCCTTCTCGGCCTCTACTGCTGAACTTAACCTAGTTTCTAACTACAGTCAATCCATCACTATTAATCCTGTTGACCTTGGAGCAACCATCGCCTTCATTGAGGAGAACCCAACCTCAAGCTTGGTGACGGAGATCCAGGTTGCTAGAAACCAGCAGCCTCAAAGCACACAGCTTACAAAGGTTATTCCTTCCTATATTCCTACTGGAATTGTAGAGTTTAGAAATAGCCTTAGTGCGTCGGTGTTTGGTATTCGATCCATTCAAGAACCGGATGCTGTGTACCTCTTCAGGTATTATACCCAAGGAGATGAGCGACAGCTTGCTTCCTGGTTTAAGTGGAAGTTTCCAGCAGCGTTGAATATCGTTGCTTTTAGTGAGGACGAGGTATTCTTCGTTATCCAAGCAGACAACGGTCCGGTGCTTGGTAGTATGCTGTTGCTGGCTGAGAGTCCTGGTGGAGCCATTGAGTTTGAGAATGAGTACATTGACCTTCGATTGGATCTTGTTGATTACAACCCCAGCAAGACCTACGACTCGGTAAATGAAGTGACCAAGATTTTCTTCAAGGAGAACGTCAACATCGCTTCTGCTCAGCCCTGTGTCGTTACCACCACCTCCACAAACGCTGGTGCTGTAGAGTATCCAACGATGCAATACAACGCTGCTGCTCCAGCAGGACAGAAGTACTATGTGGAGCTGGATGGTGATCAGACTACTCAACAGTTTGCTCTTGGTTATCAAATTGACTCAACCAGTCTGCTGCCAAACTTCTACTTGGTCAAGGATAAGGTGTCGGACAACATGAACATACCAACCATTCACAGGGTACGAGTCTATAGTCATAACTCTGGACCGTTTACCTCCGTGTTGGATGTGATTGGACGCAACACCTTTACACTTGAACTGCCTCAGATTACTGGTGATGTCAGCGAGTTTAACGAACCACCCATGCTTCGTTCTGCTGAGAACATTATTCCAGTGATGGCATCAGGTAAGTACGTTGAGCTTCAACTCAACTGCAGCAGCCCCTTCCCCCTTGCTCTTGTTAGCTTGACCTGGGAAGGCACCTACAATAACAAAGGCATTAAAGCCCTATGATTTGTAAGCAACTGATCCATCCGGCCAGTAGGCTTGACGCGCTGTATGTTGCTGAAAACCTGCAACCAGAAGATAAGCAGGAAATTGAGGGTCTCGGGCTTAACCCGCTTGAGGCCCTTCCTTATTCTGTCATGGCTTCCGAGTCTGCCGTTACCTTCTGGAATCCAGATGGTATGATTTGCGGGGTAGCGGGGGTATCCAGAACAGATGCCCTTTGTGGAGCTATCTGGATGTTAACCACACCCGATGTTCGCCCCTACCCAAAACTATTCTTTAAGGAGGCAAAAAAATGGGTCGATCAACAGACCTCCTTTACGATGCTTCATAACATCGCTGATCCACGGAACCGAATGCACATGAAACTTCTCCACATGCTTGGATTCAAGAAGCTTTCGTATGTCAGTGTCGGACCACAACAATTAACTTATGTTGAATTTGCCAAACTAACATCATGTGTACCGGAGTTGAATGGGCAGTAGTTGGAGCAATCGCTTCTGCTGCTTCTACTGCCGTTGGATCTATCGCTTCGTATTCTGCCCAGCAACAGCAAGCAGAGTACGAATATCAAAACGCTATTCGAGCCAGAGATTACGAGTATGCCGTTAATATGCGGGCATATGAGGCATCTCAGCAGGCCTACAATCAACAGATCGAACAGAACCGTTTGGCTGCCAACCGAGGCTATGAGCGGGAACAACTGAAGCTCAAGGGTGAGTACGACAAGGCTGCCCAACAGGCTCAGGTGCTCTTTGTTCAGCGGATGCAGGCCCAGGGTCAAGCCCTTGCTGCTGGTCGTACAGGTCAGTCAATTGGTCTTATGATCAACGATGCCCAACGAGAGTATGGTAGAGACCTGGCCAACCTAGGAACTAACTTAGGCTACGCTACAACTGAATCCGTCCTTGGCATGGAAAGCATCTTCCTTGAGCAGAAGTCTTCTGATCTCTTGGCTGCCAGTCAAAGGATGCTTGAACCATCTAAGGGTCCTGCTCCAGTCAAAGCTCCTGTCAGTGCTGGATCGCTGGTTGCTGGTATCGGTGGTGGCGTTCTCGGCGGCATTGGCACCTATTCAAGTTCTAAAGCGCCTGGCGCTAAGGTTGGAGGTTAATAATGGCTATCTATGAACCCAAAGGAGAACGCATCAATCTGACTGGCTACCAGCAGGGCGGTGAGTTTCGACCTGGACGTGTCTATGATCCTAGCCAACAGATTCTTCAAGCTGGACAGCAAGATGTTGGCAAATACAAGGAGATTCTGAATCTTCAAGAACGTCAGTATGCTCGTAACCTTGAGACTGACATTCAGGCCCTGACTCAGTTCAGTGGCACTCTTAATGAGTTTGTTCAGAGCACTGTTAAGCGCAAGAACGAAGAACAGTATGCTCTTGGTTTGGCAGATGTCATCAATGGTACTGCTGAACTAAAGCCTGAGTTTCTGGAAAAGCATCGGCGTGATTCCTTGATCCTAAAGGAGTCTGCTGAGGCTGATAGTTCTGTTGCCAATACGCTGGAAAATCAGGGGCAGATTGCTGTTGCTGAAGAGTTCCGTAACAAGAGCCAAGCCATCTCTGGATGGAGGGCATACGGACAGGCTGTTGGTACTGCCAAGAAGGCGGCATCCAAATCTCAGGCCTTCTTCTCGTCGTTTATGGAGGGCACTCAACCGGTTGTTCCTCTGCCTGATGGACGCTTCATTGCTCCTAACCAGGCAGCCAATCCAGCCGAAATTGAGGCTGCTCTTGAGGTAGCTCAGCAGCAGTTCCTTGCTGATTATGGTGTCAAGCAGGTCAATCCTGCCATCATTGTTGAGCATCTGGCTCCTACCCTTCAAGCAGTTCGTGGTCAGCTAGCCACCAACCAATTGATGGGCAAGGCGAAAGAGGCCCGAGAAAATGCTGTTAGCGATCTGGATGGTCAAACCATCAGTGAGTTCAGCAACCCTTCCATGACTTCTGGCGATATGTCAGAAAGCTTCCAACGGCTTACCTCTGATTATCAGATCAAGGGTGGACTCAGTCGTGGTGCTGCCTCTGATAGGGCACTTGAGCGGGCTCTTGCTGGCATCAAGTCACTTCCAAAGGACGTTGCTGAATCGCTTCTTGCTAATCTGGCTCAGGTTCCCAAGATTGCCAACGATCCAAATAGCATTTCTCTTGGTTCAGCCTATGCTGATCAGTTTGCTGCTGCTGCGGATGGCATCAATGACCGAGCCATTGCTCTTGAACAGCGGGCAGACGCAGAACGAGAGAAGCTGGCAACACGCGCCATCGATACCCTGACTAAGGCACGTCAGGATGTTAACATGCCTGCTCAAGAACTGAAGCTGCTCAAGCGGCAAACAGTTCAAACGCTTGGCCTGCTGGCAGATCAAGGCAGCTCCAGGGCGCTTCAACTGCGTGGAGAGCTTCTTGCTGAGCCTGAGAACGTGGATTACACGCTCTACCGTCAGTACCGTCAAGGCATTGCTCAAGGACAGCGTCCATCAAAGGCACAACTTGATAAGGATTTCCAGGCAGGTCTTCTTACTGCTAACATGGTCGATGAGTTGGATGACTATTCAACTGGATCTGACCGTAATGACTTTATGAAGCAGTTTGGATCTTCATTTAAGGAAGCTGTTACCTCTAAACTTAAGCAAGAAGGTGCCATCAGTCTTAATCCATTTGGTCAGCCTCTTCAACATACTCAGCACGTTAATCAAACCATCAATGATTTGGGAGAGATTGCTTACAAAGTCTATGATGCAGAACGTCGCAAAGGTAATACCCTTGACGATAATGCAATCAACCAACTCATTGAAAACCAATTGCCTCGTGTTATTGGACGCTACTTCCAATACAATAAAAATAGTAATTCCTGGACAACTCGGCCAATCAGCCTTAACCCAGCAATTACTCCTGATAAGATAAAATCAACACTTCGGGGCTATGTCCCTGATGCGGGTGGTTTCGATCCTAGAACCATCCAACTCCGTAGGCTCACTTCTGGTGGGTCTCGGCAAATGTCCAAAGCAGAAACAGAAGACAACATCAATCGTTTTCTAAATGGCCAACCTCCTACGCCGCGAGCTGCGACGCTTGCGACATCCAATCCCGGAGGTTTGATCCAGCTGCTGAACAACCAAGCACAAATTAATGATCTCGACCCAACTCCGATTACCAATAGTCCGCAAGCGAAGCGTTTTGCTGAGTTTCAGTCTGTTGCCCCTCGCGCTACCGAACGTCTGGTTTCCAGCAACAATTACCTGGACCAAATGTTACAGCTGCGACGCATTGCAGAGGCTCAACAAAGAGCGGCGCGGATCAGAGAAATCGGGAAAGGTCCTGGGCCTGCTGTTGACCTGAAACCAGGCGCAAGAGTAGGCACAAGGGAAATGCTTCAGTTGGCTCTTCAAAATGGACTTGATCCAGAAAGAGCTATTCTGATGGCAGCCGTTGGCATGGCTGAGTCTTCTGGTGACTCCGGTGTTCGTAATCAGAACGCACAAACTGGAGATGATTCCTATGGACTCTGGCAAATCAACATGATTGGTAATCTTGGTCCTGATCGTCTGAGGCGTTACGGTCTTCGTAGTGCTGAAGAATTGAAGGATCCAGAAACAAACGCTCGTGTGATGGCACAGATGCTGAGTACCGATGGTACAGGTGCATGGGGTGCCTTTAGAGACAAGCGTTACCTTCAATACATGGGTGAAGCCCGTCGTATTTACTCTCAGCTCAAGCGAGAGGGTTTTAGCCAGGCCCGTGGTGGTCGGGCCAACTTCTCTCCCACCAATGTTCAGTCTGTTCGGATTGAAACACCCGGTAACTCCTTTCAACCTGGATTAGATCTTTGGTTTGCGGATAAACAATTCGGTGCAGTGCTTCCTGGCAGGGTCAAAGAGATCCGACGAAATTACGGGAACTATGGCAACATGATTGTTGTCGAATCAACCGATACCCAAACTGGAGAACCCGTTGATGTGGTTTATGCCCACCTAGATGCGATTAATGTACGAGAAGGCGATCAAATCTCGATTGGCTCCGTGCTAGGCAAACAGGGTGGTACTGGACGTGTTGTATCTCAAGATGGAACCATTGCCAGCATTGACTTCTTGGCTCCAGCTCCGAAAGGCAGCACATCGATGACCCCTTATCGTAGGTGGAAGCCGTTGGCCAATCGGATCAAGCAAGGCATTCAGTCTGGTAGACTTTAATCATTTCTTTGTTGGGGAACTGGTGCGCTGGTTCCCCTTTTTTATTTGCCAACCTTTTGTCCCCTGCGGGGGTATTTAATATGTCTCAATTAACTGGTCCTGTTGGGTCTGGTCCAACAGATCCGTATTATACTAGCGATCAATACGAGAAGGAACAAGAAAAGTTCCAAGCCGTTGAAGAAGCTGCTCAAGAGAAACAAAAGGTAAAGAAAGGGGAAACAGGGCCTAGCCAAGTCAATCCTCTTGCTGGCATTCAGCAGGCGATGAGTGGCTTTGATGCCACCGAAGCTGTTACTGGTGCCATTGATAACACCTTTGGTACCAATCTTCAAGAAGGATACCTTCAGAGGCGTGCAGAATCCGAAAAGACTGGGCTTACTGCTCGTGCTCGTCAAGCAACAGAAGCCGATAAAAGTATCGGAGCTGAAGCTATTCGGGTGGCTGCCAACGTTGGTGTTGGTGCTATTGAAAGCACGCTGGATACCCTGGATCTTACTGGGGACATCCTCAAGGCTGGGGCTCTTAAGCTTACTGGTGGTAAGGTCAAGCCTACCGAAGATCCGTTCAGTGATCGGTACACTGCTGCTGCTTACTCATTCGGTATTCGCAAACCGAAAACACAGATTGGACAGACGGCAGCCAAGCTTGCTAATCTGATTGTTGTTACCCGTCAGGCTGCTAAGTTCCTGCCAAAGAGCCTGGTTCAGCTGGGCACAAAGGGTGTTGGCCTCCGTGGTGCAATTGCTTCTGGCATTGTTCCTGGTGCTGTGGCTGACTTCCTGCTGACCACTAAGGATGATGGAAACTTCTCCAAGATGGTCAAGGATCTGCTTCCCCAAGATAGTGCTGTTAAGGATTCGTTCCTCCTTGCTCTTGCTTCGGATGATGATGACAACATCTTTACTTCTAAACTGAAGGGTACCCTTGAGGGTGGCGTCTTTGGTTCGGTTGTGGATGGTGCTGGATTCCTTTTGTTTGGCCGTAAGGCAGCGCAGGCAGCCCTAAAGGCAGGCGCTACAAAGGAAGAGGCTGTTGTTGCTGGCCTTAAAGCAACCGAAGTCAAGGCAAAAGAGATCGAAGCTGAGCGTATCAAGGCGGTTGAAACCGAAGCCAACCGGTGGGGTGAAGCCCATCAGATGGAGCTGGATGAACTGACTGGCCTTCAAACAAGGTACGGAGAACAGCTGGATGCCATGCGGGCGTCTGGTATTGATGAAACCGATACCCAGTTTGTTGCTCTCAAGGAAACCCTTGATTCGGTCAACAAGAACATCGAAGAGCTGGATGAAGCCATTTCTCGTGGCTATGATCCAGACGATGCCAAGGAGCTTCTGCCACAGGAGGCCGCTGCAAGGGTCGTGGAGGGCAATCCAACACGAGCCGTGGCCCAACAGTACGAAGCCTATTCAACGCCCGGTGCAAGGGCTGCTGGAGTGGACCTACCGCCTGGTACGGTGAGGGGCGCTACCCACATGATGACGGATGCTCAGTTTAGGATCTCCAACATTACCGGAGATGCTGAGCAACTGATTCGTGAGATTAGTAAGCGCACCGATCTTCAACAGGCTGCTGCTGAGGCAAGAACCTCCGTCAATGGGGTTGTTAAGTCTGCTGCTGAGGAACTTCAAAACTTCCGAGCCGCGATTGATGGAGAAACCAGCAACGAGCAGCTCATCGATCTGATGCGGCAGGCCGAGCTGATTGATCCAGAGAACGTGACTGGTAAGGTCCTTTCCAAGAAGGGTATCCTTGTCACTAAAGCTCTCATTCGTGACACGGCACTTCAGATTAACGAGCTTGCAACCAACGCTGCTGCTCTGCGGGAAAGTGGAGAACTGACTGGTAATACCTATGATCGTATTGTTGATCGTCTGGTTACCCTGCTCGACTTCCACAAGTACACAGCATACAAGACTGGTTCTACCCTGAACATCTTCAAGTCAAATGCTGAGGTGTTTGATGATGTTGCGGAAGGAGCCAATGCTGAGATTACTCGTGGTCAGATCCGTGAGTGGGCACTTCGCGTTAAGCAGCTCCAACGCAGCAGTGATCCAAAGGCACAGGAAGAGCTGGATAAGCTAATCCAAGCGATGGTTCTTGCTGGTGGTGACCCATCCAAGACCGTTCGATTTGGTGCGGTTGCTGTTAGGCAGGGCATCAACGCTCTGACAACCAGCATGTATCAATCGATGCTGTCTGGTCCTATTACCCACCTCCGTAACACCTTTGGTAATACCTATTCATTGCTGGAGCGTCCATTCTCGACGTACCTGCGTGGTGTGTTGAAGAATGATAAGAATCTGCGGGCAAGCTCTGTTGCTGGCCTCCATGGCATGTTTAACAGCATTGGAGACTCCTGGCAGACTGCTCTGACAACGTTGCGTACTGGAGACTCGGTTAACTTCAACCAGAAGTTCGTGGTGGATGACTTTGAAACCAGAGCCATTCTGGAGCAAATGAATCTTGCTGCTAGAACTGATGGTGAGAAGGTGGCTGCTGGTCTACTTTACAACACCTACAAGGCCCTGAACAACCCATGGCTGTCCTGGCCTAGCCGTGCTCTGATGGCTGGAGATGATTTCTTTAAGGGAATGTCTGCTCGGTATCGGATGCACTCCAAGGCAATGTATGAGGCAATGGCCCACTCGGCAGATGATGCTGATGTGGATACACTGTTCAACAAGTACATTGATGGCTTTTCTAAGGGCATTGACCCTCAGACGGGACGTATCATTGATAAGGATCTGCTTGACTATGCCGAGCGTGTTGCCTTCCAGAATGAACCATCCTCTTGGGTTAATAGCATTGCCAACGCGGTTGATCAAGCACCCCTTGGTCTTGGACGCCTGTTTATTCCCTTTATTCGTACTCCTGCCAACCTACTTGGTTATGGTCTGGAGCATATGCCAATCGTTAGCCGTGGCATCCGTCAATTCAGTGAGACCTATCAGGCAGCACTGAAGAGTGGAGACCAGCTTCTGATTGCTGAGATGGAGGGAAGGGAAGCAACCGGAACGCTGTTGGTTGGTACCATGGTCATGCTTGGTTTGTCAACCGACATCACTGGAAACCTTCCGTTTGATCAAGCCGAACGTCAGGCCTGGAGGGAAGAAGGTCGTCCTGCTATGTCCATCAAGGTGGGCGATAAGTGGGTGTCTTATGCTTCCTTTGAACCAGTCAACTCGATGCTTGCCATTGTTGCTGATGCGATGAGGCTTGTGAAGATTGGTGGTGCGGAAGCGGCAGGCAATGTTCTGCGTCAGCTTCAGTATTCCATCATGGCATCGTATACCGAAAAGAGTTTCCTTGCTGGTATTGCAACGCTTGGGGAAATGATTAATCCAAAGGCTCTCACAGATCCTAGCGGAATGAACTTCCTCCTCAACTCCGTCAACACGGTTCTTCCGTACTCCGGTGTTAGGCGTGCCTTTGCCAACTCCTTGGATCCGTATCTCAAGGAAACCCGTGGGGAACTGGATCGTATGTTGGTTTCGGCAGCTCCTGGTTTTGGCCGTGATCTGGCAACCGTGACCAGTCCCATCACCGGCAAGAAGATCCGTAGCACGGGTGGTGGCATCTTCAATGCCGTAAGTCCCATTCGTGTTTACGATGCCGATAATGATCCGGTGGTGCGTAAGCTGACGGAGATTGGATACCCAACAAATCAAATCCTCAAGAGAGGCACAGATAATGTTGAACTGCTTCCGCAACAACGGGAACGGTTGGCAGAGATTCTTGCATCTTCTGGACTGCGTAACGAGTTGAAGAAGGCCTTTGATAATCCTTCCTGGAAGGCAATGGCCAACGCATACAAAGGTCGGCCCATTACGGCTGACATGGTTATCACTGGTGAAGAAGGACCAGCGCCTCCGCACATTAAACAGATCAATAAGATCGTTAGTGGGTTTAAGAAGGCTGCTCTTCGCCGTCTCTTTGAGGAAGACCCTGAGTATCGTGCTCTTGTGGCTAAGAGCCGTGACCGTGATATTCGTGCTCTTCAAGGTGACTTTGGACCCAATCCTGAACTTGAATCTCTTCTGGAGTTCTAATGGCCATTACATCGAATAGCTATACAGGGAATGGTTCGACCACCCTGTATTCTTTTACTTTCCCATATCTTGACCAGAGTGACGTAAAGGTTTCCCTTAACGGCTCTCCTACAACTGCATACACCTTTGCTAACGCAACCACAATTCAATTTAACACAGCCCCTGGAGCAGGGGTAGCTATTCGGATTTATCGGGAAACGGATGATTCGACCCTTCAGGCCGTCTTTTCGCCAGGGTCGTCCATCCGAGCGTCTGATCTCAATAGTGACTTTGATCAGCTGCTGTATCTGGGACAAGAGTCTAGCAATACAGCCAACAGCGCAACAACCACCTCCAACACGGCACTGACCACAGCCAACACGGCTCTCAGTACCTCCAATACCGCACTCAGCAACTCGTCTACTGCTGTTAGCACGGCCAACTCTGCTGTGTCAACGGCAAACGCAGCCAATGCTAGTGCTGCTGCTGCGGTTTCGACGGCCAACACTGCCTCTTCAAACGCCTCTGCTGCGGTTACCACGGCAAATGCTGCCAGCTCTGCTGCTAGTACGGCTGTATCAACGGCCAATGCTGCCACCAGCACAGCCAATACAGCTCTCAGCAACTCTACCACAGCAATCAGTACGGCCAACACGGCATCCACCAATGCCAGCAACGCAGTTTCTACTGCGAATACAGCATCCTCCAATGCTACCACAGCTGTTGCTACGGCTAATGCAGCCACGACAACGGCAAACAACGCCCTGAGCACCGCCAACACGGCTCTGAGTAACTCTGCTACTGCTATTAGTACTGCTAATAGTGCGATTGCAGCTGTGGCCAGTGCTGTGATCTACACTCCGGTTGCTAACCTGACTGCTCTGGCAGCTCTCACCCCGACAAACGGTGACTACTTTGAGCTGACCGATTCTACTGGTGCGGAGTCCTCGGCTCTGATCACTGGTGTGACCGTTGGTCTGGTTGGTGCCCCTGGTCTGACCTTCCGTCTGCGGTATGATGCCCCTCCTGGTATCTTTACCTTCCTTGGCTACTTTGCCAATGACTCGGAAACTCGGTATCTGAAGCTTCAGGGTGGTACAGTCACCGGCAACCTGGAGATCGGAACTACTGGTTCTCTGACGTTTGAAGGTTCCACTGCAAATGCCTTTGAAACGACGGTGGCAGTTGTGGATCCGACTGCTGATAGGACCATTACGCTTCCAAACGTCACTGGAACGGTTGTTACCACTGGAGATACTGGTACTGTTACCAGCACGATGATTCTTGACGGAACCATTGTTGATGGTGATGTTAATGCTAGTGCTGCGATTGCTGGTACCAAGATCAGTCCTAACTTCGGCAGCCAGAACGTCGTTACTACTGGAACTTCCAGTGCTGCTGCTCTGATTCCTACCGGCAGCTCGGTGCCCACGAATGGCGTTTACCTGCCATCCGCCAATAACGTAGCCATCTCAACTAATGGGTCTGGGCGGTTGTATGTTGATGCGACGGGATTAGTTGGCATAAATCAATCTTCTCCTGGATCGGCGCTAGATGTTGCAGGAGAGATCAGGATCTATCCATCTTCTGGCGCTGGCAATCTTCGATTTGGCAGTGGTGGCGTTGAGAAAGGGAAGGTTTCTGTTGATGCGTCAAGCAACTACACAGTTGAAACTGCAGGAAGCGAACGGCTCAGAATCGACTCTAGTGGGAGATTAGGTCTGGGGACTACTTCGCCTGATGCGAATAGCCAGCTTCATGTTGTTGGATCTAGTTATCAACCTTTATACATTAATACCACTGGCACTGGTGGGGGTGGCGCAGCGTTTCTTCGCTCAGGCACTCAAGCCCTTTATGTGGGCACCGCTGGGTCAAGCTGGCTTTCTGGGTCTTCGACCGCAGATGGACTTATTCGATCAGAAGCAAATCTCATTTTTGGTATTGGCAACAACGAACGCATGAGGATTGACTCCTCAGGTCGAGTAGGGATTGGCACTACGAGTCCTGCGACGCCTCTTCACGTCGAAGTATCTAGAACATCAAGCACAAATGCAGTTGCTCTAACCTTTAGCGACAATGTAACAGGTACTCAGACAAATGGTGTTTACAAGGCTATCAGGTCCACAAGCAATAACAGTGCTAGCGTCTCAGAAATTCGATTTTTAGAAACAGACGGAACAAATAACAACACCGGCATTGCTTTTGCAACACAAAGCACTGGTGGTGGGTTGACTGAGCGAGGCCGGTGGGACAACTCGGGACGCCTGTTAGTTGGCACGTCTACTGCCCAGGGCACTTCTATTGTCCAAGTGTGCGGTAATTCAACTGCATCAACTGATCCTGGTGATCTTCGGATTATTCGCGGTCTAGGGGTTTCAAGTATTGGCGCCAATGTTGGTGCAGCTCTTGGTTACATTCGATTTGGGACGTTTGAAGGAGCTGTTGGTGCAACCATAGAGGCACAAAGCGACGCAACTTGGAGCAGCACAAGTGATACTCCAGGCAGGCTAGTGTTCTCCACTACCGCCGACGGAGCGAGCAGCCCAACGGAGCGGATGAGGATTTCAAATAATGGAATTTTAGATACTTTCTCTAGCGTCAGTTCAACATTTCTTCCGCGTTCGACTCAAGGCGCAAATACCTCAAACCAACTAATTCAAGGTTGTTATGGCGCAGCCAATACCCAAACCGGAACAGTCAGCTTTATTGTTTATACAAATGGCAACGTTCAAAATACAAACAATTCTTACGGACAAATCTCAGACGTCAAGCTGAAAGAAAACATTGTCGATGCTGGTTCTCAGTGGAGTGACTTGAAAGCAGTACGGGTCCGCAACTTTAACTTCAAAGAAGGCCAAACTCACCGTCAGATTGGCGTCATCGCCCAAGAGCTTGAGGAGGTTTCGCCTGGTCTTGTCTACGAGACACCCGACCGGGACGAAGACGGCAATGAAACTGGGGAAGTCACCAAAGGCGTCAACTACAGCGTCCTCTACATGAAAGCCGTCAAGGCGCTGCAAGAAGCAATGGAACGCATCGAACAACTGGAGTCCGAGATGGCCGAAGTCAAAGCTCAGCTCCAAGCCTCGTAGTCCTACTCACTTCGGGGGTTGACAAGGGTTGACGGCCCTGGTACGGTAGTGGAGTACTGAGCCATTACCCCCATGGGCCTCACCCTTATGTCCGCCTGGGACCAGTTCGTTGCTGAACGGTCCATTTCCCTGTCGGCCACAAGCCTCACGTCCGACTACCGCCAAGCCCGAAACTGGCTGAGCCGCTGTCCCCACCAGAATTTTGAGACCGAGGGTCGCCTGATTCTGACCTGGGTTCTTCAGCAACAGCCGGTTCAGTCGGCAAGGCGGGTGGCCATGTACCTCAAGGCGCTCTACCGCTGGGCTAGCCAAGAGGATATTGCTATCATCGCCCGAAATCCGATCATGACCTTCCGGATGCCCAAGGCTCCACAGAAGGACGAAGAAATTGTGGTGATTCCCAGGGACGAGATCGGTCTGGTGATGGTTGCCCTTGAGGCAAAGCAAACCTACCGGTCTACCAACTGGGCCACCTACGCGGAGTTCATGCTCCAGACTGCCATGAGGACCGGCGAGGTCAGGGCCCTTACTTGGAACGACATTAAGGACGATAAAATCCTGGTCCACAAGAACTTTACCCTGACCCACGGCCTTAAAAACAGCACAAAAACGAATAAGAAGCGTTGGGTACCCCTCAATGCGAAGTGTAAAGAGATCCTTGACACTTTGGATCAGAACGAAGAGTATCTCTTTCCTTGGGATAGGTCCTCGTTTCAGAGTTACTTTCGCAAAAAGATGGATCGGCTCCGTGCTGCGGACCTGATTACCCACCTCTATCGCCCCTACGATCTGCGTCATACAGCAATCAGTCGCTGGATCGAGGCAGGCATTCCTGTTGCTCAGGTTGCATCCTGGGCTGGAAATACGGCAGACGTTATCTGGCGTCACTATGCCAACACCACTCAAACCTACGAAATTCCTGTTCTTTAATTGTCATGTCTGACACCAACACCTCTTTCACCTGGCGCGTCGTCAACCTGGAAAGGGAAACCGCTGATGGGTATGTGTATACCGCACATTATACCGTCAATGCAACCGATGGCACCTACTCCGCTGGGGCCTATGGTTCGATTGGTTTTGAGCGTCCTGAAGGTGAATTGATTCCCTTCTCTCAGCTGACTGAGGACCAGATTGTCATGGAATGGCTTCTGCCTAAGTTTGGTGAAGAGAAGGTTCAGGAGATCCATGCTGCCCTTCAGACTCAACTGGATGAGCAGCGTCAACCTACCCGTGCTGCGGGTCTGCCCTGGGTGAGCGATGTCCAAGCCTAAAGGCGCCCTTAACAAGGTCGTCCACGTCCCCGGCCCCCCGAAAAAGACTAAACAGGGGCAGGGGCAACATTCTTTACCAAATCACTCTCGTAAACAATCACGAGGACAAGGCAAATGATCACCATCTTCGGCCTTAAGCTTTCTTATGAAGCTGCCATTTTCTTCGGACTCTTCATTGCATCCGAGGTCATTGGACTGAGCAAGTATCGCTCCAACAGCGTTGTTCAAGTCTTTCTTAAAGTCGTCACTCTGCTGAAGCCCCTTCGGTCTGAGGACGACAAGATCCGTAAATTCAAGGATTCCCTCCGGTGACAAACATCCTCCTGCCGGTTGCCCAGTACTACCCACAAACAGATAGTCGCACGGCCCACGCAGACAGGATGTGCTTCTCCAGCACGATGGCCATGGGTGTCAAATACCTGTGGCCTTCCGCTTTGTCGGGCGTCAATGCCGATGATGACTACCTGAGAACTGTTCTCAAGTACGGGGACACCACGAACCCACAGTCACAGATCAAGGCAGCCGCTACTTACAACGTCAAGGCCACCTTCTACAAGAATGGCAGCCTCCAAAGCCTCTATGATCGCCTTGGTGCGGGCCTTCCGGTGCCTGTTGGCTTCCTTCATCATGGTCCCTCCTCGGCCCCTCGGGGTGGTGGGCACTGGATTCTGCTGATTGGAGCAACCGAAACCCACGGCATCTTCCATGACCCCTATGGGGAACTCGATAACCTTAATGGTGGGTACCCTCACCGTGGTATTGGTGGCAAGAGTGTCAGCTATACCTGGAAGAATTGGCTTCCACGGTGGACACACGGCGGTGAAGCATGGTTCATGGACCTCCGTCGCATTGAAGAGGTCAAGATTGCCCCTACTTCCCTGACCTTTGAGAACTCATGGAAGGGCGTCAAGGCCGTTGCTAAGGCCTGTGGGGCCAAGTTTCCTGAGGTTGTGGCAGCCCAGTGGGCCCTGGAAAGCAGCTGGGGTCAACACACGTCTGGCAAGAACAACTTCTTTGGCATCAAAGGCACTCCTGGCACGCTCCAGGAAACAAAAGAGTTCCTGAATGGCCGTTGGACCACGGTTGTGGCCAGCTTTAAGGACTATCCTAGCCCTACTGCTTGTATCGACCATCTGATTGCCATGTGGTACAAAGATTACAAGGGCTACAAGGGCATCAACCGTGCTACGTCGTGGAAGGAGTGCTGTCAGCTGCTCCAAAGCGAAGGCTACGCGACCGATCCGTCCTACCCTAGCAAACTCATCCGCCTCATTGAGGAGAATAACTAATGGCTTCACTTACTACTGGCGGTACAACTACTGCTGGAACCTTTCTGAGCAGTGATACGACCACTGCTTTTGAAGTGGGAACTGCCCGTACTATTGCACTTGGAGCATCCAGTGTCAATTTGGCGTTGACTTCAACGTGTCGGTTTGTTTCCCTCATTTGTACTGGTGGTAATCATTGTCATTACCAGATTGGAGTCGGTGCTCAAACTGCTTCAGCCACTACTCATTACTTGAAGACTGGTGAACGCATTACTTTGGCCGTTCCAATTGGCGCTAACATTGCTGCCATTCAAGGAACTGGTGCTAGCACTACCCTGTTCATCACTGAACTGGTAAACTGATGACAATGAGAGCCACTGAAGATCAATTCAACGAGCTTCACGGCCTCGTCACCAACGAATTGATCGACCGCATCAAGAGCGGCGTTGCCACCACCCAAGATCTTAAGGCCGCAGCCGATTGGCTATCCAAAAACAACATTACAGGGCTGCCTGTGACTGGATCTCCTCTTGCTGCCCTCTTTGAATCACTCGAATTGGAGATGGAGGATGTCGAACGGGCCATCAGATGATGACACTCAGGACTTAATCAGAAACGTTATAGCAACTGCGGCTCTTGGTTTGTTTGGATGGCATCTTTTGACGCTCCATAACATTGCTAAATCCGTTGATGTGCTAGTAAATCGCGCTGATTCAGCCAACCAACGCCTTGAGCGCCTAGAAAATTATGTCTTTGTAGAAGATGGCGCCCTCAAAAAGTAAGTCCGCTAAGTATTATGCGGCAAATCCAACGGCAGCTGCTAAAAAGGCTGCCTATCAACGCAAACTGAATAAGAAACCCACCGTTAAAAATGCTTCGGAAGAGCGGTGGACAGAACGGAGACGGCGCGGCATTGCCAGCAAGGGTGGTGCCGACCTATCACATACAAAGGATGGCCGCATGGTGCTTGAATCGCCATCCAAAAACCGAGCCAGAAACGGTCACAACGGCAAGAGTACCAAAAAATGAACAAAGGAAATGCCAAGCCCCCCGGCCTTTACGCTAACATTAACAAGCGTCGCAAGGCAGGAACCAGCCGTCCAAAGAGTAAGAGCACGGTGTCGCCTAAGGCGTATGCCAATATGAAAGCAGGATTCCCCAAAAAGAAGTAAACCACCGAAGTAGGCCTCATGCCTCTCAAAGATCCTTCTGAATACCTCTACTTTCTTAAGGCCATGACCGCAGCCGAAGCCAAGCGTATGTGGAGGACAGCCATTAAGGAACATTGGAACAACCAGTGTGTCTATTGTGGCTCATCTGAAAATCTAACGCTCGATCATGTCCATCCAAAAGCCCGTGGTGGGCACGACACTACCCACAATGTTGTGCCCGCTTGTCTAGATTGCAACCAGTCCAAAGGTTCGAACCACTGGTTGTCGTGGTGGGTTGGTCAAGACTCTTTTGACCACAAAAACTTCTCCAGGGTTCTGTCCTGGACTACCGGTTAGTACTAACGTAATTTTTTTTAGGTAAATCAAATGGCTACTCTTCCCGCAGGCGGTTCCAGTTACGGCAACATCTCGACGGCTCCTGGTCGTCAAGACGAGGACGAACTCAAGAACCGGACGCACACCACTGCTAACGTGTCGGGTGGTGTGACTACAACGACCACCGTTCCCGCTACCTTCGCTACCCTCGCCACGACTGTTGCTGCTAACGGTACCGTTGCTGCCTGTAAGACCGCAATCCGTACTGTTCGTCGGACCGATCGTATTCCCTCCTCGAACAACGCAAACAAGACTGGTCGTGTGACCCGCGTTGATACCGTTCAAGGCCGCATCCTGACCGTTGGTACCCTGGTTGGTGGTTCCAACTACGTGACCGGCGTCTACTCGGCTGTTGCGCTGACTGGCGGTACCGGTACTGGTGCTACTGCTAACATCACCGTGAACAACGCTGGTGGTATTATTGCCCTCGACACCCTTGTTGGTGGTACCCTCTACGGGAATGGTACTTATACCGCTGTGCCTCTGACTGGCGGCACGGGCACTGGTGCTCAAGCCACCATTGTGGTTGCTAGCGGCATTGTGACCACCGTGACCCTGACTGCTTCCGGCACCGGCTACACCGACAACAACGTGCTGTCTGCGTCTGATGCTAACCTGGGTAACCTGGGCACTGGCTCTGGCTTCACTATCTCCGTTAATGGCACCAAGGGTGCTGTGAGCGCGGTGTCGCTGGTTGCTGGTGGTGCCGCCTACGACGTGGGCGAAGTGCTGAGTGCTGCTGCTGCCAACATTGGTGGTACTGGTTCCGGTTTCTCCGTTACTGTGGCTACGACTTCCGGTCCCATCAACGCCTGAGGCTAAATACTATGGCTCCTAAAAAGAAAGGTCCGTCAATGCGGACCCAGCAGCAGCGCAAAGCTCAGATGCAAAAGATCGCCAAGGGCGGTCCCCAGCTGAGCGGCACCAAGGGCATCAGTGCAAAGCCCGCTGCTAAACCAGATGGCCGTCAGCCTCGTGCCATCACAAACGGCAACAGCCCTGCCATGCGTCAGATCCGTGCCAAGGCCATTGAGTCTCGCCGTCAAGCACAAGGCAAGTCTACCGTTGCCAGCCGCAACACCACTGTAACCCCAACCAATCCTCGGGGTGAGCGTATCCGCAGCATGGCCAAGGCTCAACGTACCATCGGTGATTCCGGTCAGGTGCGTGCTGCTGCCAAGCGTGGTCAAGAGATCCGCAAGGCTGCTCAGGCTGCTCGTGGTGCTAAACAGGCCATGGGTCGGATGGGCAGCACTCTTGCTCGTGCCCGCTTTGCTCGTGGTCCCTTGTCTGCTGCTGTTGGTGTGGCTGCTGATGCAACCCTGAGCCCTCTGGCTGAAAGAGCTGGTCGTGCCCTTGGTCGTGCTCTTAAGCCCGCTGCTCGTAAGCTGGACGATACCCTTCCCGGTGTTAATAGCCGTGATGAAGCACGTCGTCGTAACGCACAGGCCGCTGCTAAGGGCTCCACGTCCCGCTTTAAGGGCGCTCGTGAGGCTGCCATGAAGAAGGCATCTGCCATTAAGGGTAGCCCCGTTGTGGGCCCTCGCAAGAGTGGTGCTTCGAGCTTCGACTCGTCCTTTGCTGCTGCCCGTAAGGCTGGCAAGAGCACCTTCACCTGGCGTGGTAAGAAGTATAATACAAAACTTAAGGGTGAATGATTATGCCACTGTCAAAGGGTAAATCACAGAAAGCCGTCTCCAAGAACATCAGCAAGATGGTCAAGGAAGGTCGTCCTCAGAAACAAGCAATTGCCATCGCCCTCAGTAAGGCTGGCAAGAGCCGCAAGCGTAAATAGCCATCATTGGGGGTTCTACGGTCCTGTAGGGCCCCTCAACTATTGTTTAGGTACATTCTACCATGGAGCTACGCAAATGCCCTCAGTGCGGCTTAGAAAAGCCTCTGAGTGAATGGTCAAAAAATAAAGCAGCTACAAAAGGTCGCTGGCCAGGATACAGTTCATGCTGTACTACTTGCCAATACGCAAGAAATGCGCGTCGATCTTTGGAGCAAAAAATGTTATCAAGATCAAAAAGCCGGGCCCTAGCAAAAGGGTTGGAGCATACCATTACTCTTGAAGACATTAAAATTCCTGACACCTGCCCGTTGCTGGGCATACCCATTAAAGATAATACGGGAAACGGTCGTGGTAATTGCCGAGATTCTCCGTCTCTTGATCGATTAGATTCTTCCAAAGGATACACACCAGACAATGTATGGGTAATTTCAAATAGAGCTAATGAAATCAAATCAAATGCAACCCTCGATGAACTCGAAACAATCGCAGCCAGACTTAGAGCAAAGATTGAAGGAAGACTTTAGTCTTTTTCTTAGGCTATGCTGGAAGTCTCTTCAGCTTCCTGCCCCTACTCGCGCTCAATTGGCAATGGCCCGTTATCTTCAAAATGGAGGTAAACGTATACAACTGCAAATGTTCCGAGGATGTGGCAAGAGCTGGGTTACGGCTGCGTTTGTGTTGTGGAGTTTGTTCTGTGACAGGGACAAAAAAATTATGGTGGTGTCGGCCAGCAAGCAGCGTGCCGATGACTTTAGCATTTTTTGCCAACGTTGTATTCTTGAGTTTTCCTGGTTGAACCATTTGGCTCCAGTGGACGACGATCAACGGTGGAGTCGAGTATCATTTGATGTGGCCGGTGCAAAACCAGCTCAAAGTCCCTCAGTAAAGAGTGTTGGTATTGGCGGTCAGTTGACTGGTAGCCGAGCTGACCTTATTGTAGCTGATGACATCGAAGTTCCGAACAACTCAGCTACAGATTTGATGAGGGAAAAGCTGCTTCAGCTGGTCACTGAATTTGAATCCGTGTTGACACCTAAAAAGGACAGCCGTGTTATCTTTCTTGGCACGCCTCAAACTACGTTTACCATCTATCGCACGTTGCGAGAACGCGGTTACACTCCAATGGTATGGCCTGCTAGGTATCCGCGTAGTTTGACCGGCTATGAAGACATCCTTGCAGAAGAACTTCAAAGGGACATTGAACAGCAAGGGTTAGATAATCTTGCGTGGAAACCAACAGATACACGGTTTTCCGAGATTAACTTGCTTGAACGTGAACAGTCAATGTCACGCAGCAACTTTATGTTGCAGTTTCAGCTGGACACGAGCCTCTCCGATGCCCTTAAATTCCCCTTAAAGCTATCCGACTTCTCCGTTCTTGCCCTGGACCCTGCTCGTGGTCCGTCTGATCTGGTGTGGGGTGCTGACAAGGAGACCCTGCTGGATCTACCAGCTGTTGCGCTTCCTGGTGACCGCTGGCACAGGCCAAAGGCAACCGGAGAGTTCATTCCCTGGAACGAAACGATTACCGCTGTGGACCCCTCAGGCCGAGGGAAAGACGAAACAGTCAGCATCATCCTTTCTCAGATCAATGGTTTTATTTACATTCGGGACATCTATGCGACCCAAGACGGATACTCCGACACAACTCTGAGAGAGATCCTAAGAAGGTCTCGGCAGTTCGGGTCAAAGACGTGTCTGATCGAATCCAACTTTGGTGACGGTGCGATCATGGAACTTCTCAAGAAGCACGCCATTGAAATGAAGGTCGGCATGAACTTTGAGGAGACCAGAGCCACCACTCGAAAGGAAGACCGAATCATTGACACGCTGGAGCCAGTCCTTAACCAGCACCGCCTTGTCATTGACCAACGCCTCATCACCTGGGACTACCAGTCAAACAACGACATGGCACCAGAAGAGAGGCTGCCTCGAATGCTGATGTATCAGCTGACCAGGATGTGTCGGGAAAAAGGAGCCGTAAAGCACGATGACCGAGTAGACGCACTTGCCCTTGGAGTCAAGTACTTTCAAGACATCCTTGCCATATCTTCAAAGGAAGCACTGATCCAAGAAAAGCGTCAGGAGTGGGACAGAATGATCACCATGTTCTTTGATCAACCCGTCCTCGCAACCGACATGCTGGTCGCCGGAAAGTCCTTCGCAAATGACACAGAAATCCCAGTAGACACAACGGTTTATTCATGGATTCCCTAAAAGGGTACTTGCCCCTATAGGGGAGAGGGGTTAAGGGGAGAGGGGGACCTCTGAGGAAGCCGCGCTAGCGGCGCCCCGAAGACCAAGTTAGGCCCCCGATAGGGGGACTGACGCGGAGCCGACTACCGTAAATGTAATTGCGTGAGTCGGACGACTATTGCTAGACTTGTTGAGGGCAAGAGTCCAGGAGCCCCTCTTGGGGGCGAGTGGAGTCGAAGACCTTCGGAAAGACAAGTGAGTCAATAGTTGCTCACTATATTACTATAGCCACACCAGCAATAGCAACAGCTATTACCTTCCCTTACCTACCCCTACCCTCTCCTATCACTACCACTTACTCCTTTGTATGCCCTCCACAAAGCTTGTCTGGATCACACCAAACGCAGAACAGATCATTACCTACTGTGCCCGTGTATCCAACCCTAAGTCCCAAGAAGAGAACAAGAGCCCAGAACGGCTGCTTAAGTATCTGATCAAGCATAAGCACTGGAGTCCGTTTGAGATGGCCAGCTGCTGCGTAGAAATAAACACGACCCGTGATATTAGCGCACAGATCCTGAGGCATCGGAGCTTTTCCTTTCAGGAGTTCAGTCAGCGGTACGCGGAGGTTACACTTAGGCCTGAGATTCCCTGCTTCCGGCGTCAGGACCTGACCAACCGGCAGAACAGCATCGATGACCTTGACCTGGAAGCAATTGCTGAGGCAGACCAGCTCTGTGCCAACGTGATTAAAGAATCAACGCTTGCGTATCAGCGGCTGCTTGAGCTTGGAGTGGCTAAGGAGTGTGCCAGGAAGATCCTTCCCATCAACAGCCCTACCCGGCTCTATATGAGTGGAACGCTGCGGTCGTGGCTTCACTACCTTCAGGTGCGGCGTGGGCCGGAGACTCAGCTTGAACATAGACAGATTGCAATGGAGGTTGCCAGCCTGCTTTGTAAAGAAATCCCAAGTATCTTCAACGTTATCCAAGAAACCGATGACCAAGATTGATTTGACAGTGGATCAGGCTCGTAAAGTTATCGCCGTAGCTCCAAAGGATAGCCCGTACTATGTGGAAGCTCAGCGGGTTCTGTTTGCCAAAGGATACGTTCCTTCTCCGATGAATCTGGATGAGGAGTATCCGCCTGTGGCTCCTGGGACCTGAGAGAGGTCTAGAAGGCTCTGGAAGACCCCTCTGACTCCCCGCAGGTGTCAATACACCTACGGCTCCTCAGAGGGCCCTCCAAGGGGCATATACAGGCACCCGTAAATTTTGACACAAATTTCTGAAGTCCTTATACGGTGGCTGCGGCGGCCGGTACCCCCCATGGCGGGGGTCTGGGGGCTCTCAAGGCGCATGGGTGGGGGCCAGGGCCGGTAGTCTGGCGCACTACAAGGGTGAGGCATTAGTACATATGTACCTAGAGTGCGCTGCATCCGCATCTATGGGCACCGTTGATACGAATTCGTATCGATATGGATTCGTATTTTCTCAAAAAATCTGTGCGATTCTCAATTAAATGTGCTTGTTGAGAATGTTACGGTTTGTTGCGACGGGTTGACCATGGCCCGGCGATGTGACCATGATGAGCGCAGTTCACAACCAAACCAATGAACACCCCAACATTCGCCCGCAACATTGCAGCCGCTGACCCTTTCATCGATTGGCTGGTGGCTTCTGCTCGCTTTGAAGATCTGCGCTGGCAGGATGATGAGTCCGGCATGTGGTTTCAACGTAAGCCCAGCGATGAGCTTTTCGATAGCGCTTCTGAGGCACTGGCTGAGGCCTGGGCTGACCTGAATTGGGCTGAACAGAAATACGTGATCGGCTCTGCTGCTGATCAGCTGGCTGAGATTGAAACCCTTAGCAAAGAAGCTGAGGCTCTGGTTCGTGATAGGATCTGAATCAACACGGGCAGTCATCTAAAAAGCTGCCCACAACAAACACAAACACACAAACCTAGTCACAATGACCGAACCTAAATTATTTGTCTGGGGCGTCCAAGGCTGGGACACAAAACAGGATCGTTATCAGGTCCTAGCTTATGTCAAGGAAACGAAAGCCGAAGCTTACGCTACTTGCGCTAAGTTGCATCCAACAATTGACATAATGTCAGTCTATCTTATTTGCGACTACTGATCACACAATCAACAACAACAACCACGCATCCAAACGAATGGCAAACCGGGTCAAGCATCGCGCCAACACGCGCAACATCACGGGCATTCTCAGTCTCGCTACTGAGGCCGACATCTTCGAAGGCAAGGAGTGGTACGACAGGGCCCACCGCTTCGGCATTAAGCTGATCGCAGCCTATGACATTACAATGGGTCAGGCTATCGGCGTGATCGCAGCACTATCACCCAACAACAAATGGGAAAGGAACTGCGCGGATGCCGATAGGTTAATCGAAGCGTATCTTAGTGGCCATGATCTCAGCCTGACTAAGGTTTGCACTTATAACAGCAACAAAGACAAGGCTATCAGGATTTTAGAATTGGACACAGAATCATTAGACAATGAGGCTATCGTGTCAATCCTGAATGGTCGTAAAGTAACGGCATTCTATCGGTCAATCATGGGCGATCCTAACGCGGTCTGTGTTGATGGTCACGCTTATTCAGTGTTCATCGGCCAACGGATACCAACAACAAAGACACCAGCGATTAGCGCGTCCCTGTATGAAACAATCCAGCGGGCCTATTGCTTAGTGGCTGATCGATCCTATGACATTTGCGGCCACAAACTAACACCGACCCAGGTTCAGGCTGTTACTTGGGTTACCTATCGGAGGATGCTTAAAGATGCATGATCTAGACTACGCTGCTGATCAATTGTTCTATTATCTCTTTGAGGTTCCCGACAATGAGACAGACAACACTGAGCCCAATGATGAACCGCTCTGGCTGCCATGGGAGAATTGATGCTGAGACCTTAGCTATTGAATGGATGAGCGCACCTAACACCGTGCCTACACTGGCAGAGCGTAAGACCTTCAGGTTGTGGTTACTTGATCAATTCTCGCGGATGCGGGCTGAGCGAATCGAACCCTTATTTGTGACGCGAGAGGTTAGCATTGATGAGGCAATGATGGCGCTTAATAGAGTTGTCTTGCCTGGTGAGGTTAGGTGGCTTCCAATTAGTCGTCTCAATAATGAGCCTAACCCTGACCTTATGTCAACACAACAGAACCTTATGTTCAGAGCGGTTCATGATTGGATCCACCATAAGATAGGGGCGGATGCCACCTTTGAGGGTGAATTATCAGTAACCCTTGCTCACATCGAATCAGCACCGCCTGAGATACACTGGCTGTTGTGGTCAGAGGTAGCATGTCAGGCAGCAGTTACAATCAGCACCGGTAGTTTCCCAGCACAGAAATTAGCTAAGCTTACTATGTGATGACGGTTCCTGATAATTATCACCGGCAACATAGACCGGGGTTCCTTAATCGGGCCCCGGTTTTTTTATTTGCCCAATGAGTAGTACAACCGTACCATTCTCACAAGCCGCACCGAACCTTATCACGACTGGGCAGACCCATAAGCAATGACTATCAGTTGTGGCCTTGTTTGGGGTTGCACTATGGGGGTGGGGTCTGTATATTATGTTCAAGAGAGGCGAGGGACGCACCTAAGCCCAAGCCACTCTCCATCACTTATGAACTACTCACCTGCTACTGTCTACCCAGATGTTGACGCAGCCGCTTATGTGTGGCCACCACGAAACAATGTCGATGAGAATACCGACTCGTGGCTCAAGCGTATGATGATCGACTACTGCAACAAAACCATTGACTGCCTCAACGATGAAACCCTCTCAGCTTCCTACAAAGTCGGCTACTCCAAAGCCTACATCAAAGGACTCAAAAGGCTCATCGAACTATCGTAAATCAAAGGATAGTCGTCCGTATCGTTTGCCCTTTATCATTGTTGGTTAGCATCAATGGTCCCATCCACCGCAACAACCTATCAGATCTACCTTGGTAGAGTCATTCCAACACCACAGCTTGGGCATGAAGAAACGAGACGAGTTACTGACAAGCTCTTTAACAAGTTTGTCAAGCAGAACATTGTTCCTCGGTTCAAATCGTTTTCGATTACTCAAAGCATTGGCTATTGGAATGGTGATCCTGAGGATATTAGTATCGTGACGGTTACGAGTGAGCAGTACTTTGATGCTATTGATGTTCATAAGATAGCAAAGGAGTACTGCGAACAGTTCGATCAGGAGGCAGTCTTTATCAACTCACTGTCCAGCTTTCCTAGCCTTATTCTCCATGACTAGAAAGATGCCAGCAACAAAGGAAAGACCACGAGGTGATAACCACCCACCTGAGATTGGTCGCATCATTGAAAAGATTAAAAGACGGGGCAGCAACAGCCTCACACCAACTGAAAGGATGATGGTGGTAGAGATCTTCCGAGCAGCAGCAATGACTGGTCAGAAGCACTTACTTGCGATTAAGGAGGACATTCAACGAGCACACCTTTCTTATTGTTGGAGGTTGACACAATGACCCACCCCATCACCGTGCCACTGGAACTTGTTGAAAAGTGGGGGCACGACGCCAATCTTTCAGGCGTGCCATACAACGATGAACACTGGGCTTATGAACAGCACATCGCCACCCGCGCCGCCCAATGGGGCGCAGACCAAGAGTTACTAGCTTGTGGAAATTACCTTAAGCAGTGCGCTGCGTGGGAGGAAGAAGATGTAATTGAGTTTTATAATTATCGCCGTCCCGAGCCCAAGCCGTACAGCCTGAAAGAGCAGGCGCTCAGTGATCTCACTCACGCCTACAACGCAGACAAAATAGACGACACGACGTTTGAAAACCTCCGCCGCGCCCTGGAGCAACTTCCCGATAACGAGTAGTCATTCCCACTAACCACTTATGACTCAACTATCCCCACAAGCGCAGGCAGTGTTGGATGCTGTCTGCGAAAACACTGAGCCTGACTGCGACACACAGCACTTAATCGCTGCCGCCCAATGGGGCGCCGACCAGGAGCTGGAGGCGTGCTGCGAGTGGCTTCGCACTAAATCCAAAACCGCGCTATGGCAAACAGAAGCCCTCCGCGCCGCCCGCCGCCCTAAGCCGCCGAGCTTGAAGGAGCAGGCGCTTGCTGACTTTGACTGGATGGTTGGCCGCACTTTAGGGAGGCCAGAGTTTGATGAAAGGTCGGAACGAATTCGCCGCGCACTGGAGGCTTTACCTGAATGACCCTCCGAGCATGGTCCTACCACTATCCAGACGGAACAAAGGGTTGTGTCCTTGCTTTCACTAAATCTCATGCCATTCAAAGCATAACGGAACTCAATCCGTCACAGAACATTCTCACCTTGAACTTGTTCCTTGAACCCGAATGGACTTCCAATCCGCTCTGCGACTCACAAGCCGCCAACACCTCCCCAACCCGGAGGAATTAGCCGATCACCTAAAGGATGTCTTGACGTGGAGACAGCTGCGGCAGCTGGCAAAGCGTAACAACATCCATCAATACAGCTATCTGAATAAAAAGGGGCTTGCTATTATGCTGGCCTATCAAGCGTTCAACCGAGCATCACGACACCCACAGATAAATGGCCTACTCAGTCCCCAATCAACAGTTGTATGAAGAAACGATTCACAGCCTGATGCACCTGGCTTTGGATCAGCTCATTGACATTGGTGCTAAACTCAATCTTCACTCGGATGTTCTATCGACCCATGAGGTTGATGAGGATGGCAACATGGAAGAGCTTCCTGATGTTCATCCAGAACGTCTTCTTCATGCTCAACTGGGCATTGAGGGGGCAGAGGAGGAGATCAACACAACACAGGAGCTGATCAAGAACCTTTCCCACATCCTGATCACCCGACGGATGCGGCAACTGATCTTGGAGACACACAACCACAACTGATACATGGCCACACCTGAACAACTCGATCGTCAGTTTCATCGAGAACTGGAGGCACGCAGGGAAGCCATCAAGAGGCTCCGGGAACGCACACGAGTAGCTGAAGAGCGGTCCTATGCCAGCTCTACGGTTTATGGCTCTGCGTTCATCAACAGCGGCCTCCAAAAGATCACAGAGAACATTGAAACCAAACTCAGCCACATCACCCGTGGTTGGGCTTCGGACAAGGCAGCAGCAGCCATGGTGATCAAGGACTGCGATCCGTGTGTCCTTGCTTTGATCACGGCAAAGGCTGTGCTTGATGTGCTTGGCAATCGCAAGGTAGAGAAGCCAACCTACACTGCGGTTACTCATCGCATTGGAACATTGATCTATGATCAGCTTCTGTTGGATGACTTCCATGCCAAGCACAAGGACCTCTTTGAACAGGCAAAGAAACGCATCCACCACAACAAGGGCTATTCGTATCGGGTCCAACACTATCGGGCCACGATGCGGAAGAACAACTTCCAAGCTCCACGATGGTCATCTGCTGTCAAGGTGCTTGTTGGTGGATGGCTGATGGATCGGCTCTGTGAGGCAACTGGGTGGATTGGTGTCAGCTGCCACCGTACGTCCGCCAAGAAGACCCTGAACGTCCTGGTGTACCAGCCAGAGTTTCTAAGGGCCAAGGAGGCGCTTATGGAGCAGGCTGAGGCCTTTTCGGCCTGTATGTGGCCCATGCTGTGTGAGCCAAACGACTGGTCAGGGGACACCAACGCCAGCTCCGGTGGGTACCTCACCAACGAGCTGAGACGCCTCACGACCCTGATCCGAGGGACCCGCTTCAAGAAAAGGCACTTGCCCCTATACGGAAGCAGGGCACTCGCCATGCTGAACCGTCTCCAGAAGGTCCCCTACCGGATCAACAGCCGCGTCCTTGACGTAGCCAACTTCTGTATGGAACGCCGCATTACTGTGGGTAAGTTCCGAGCTGAGGAGCCATCACCTCCACCGCCAAAGCCAGACCCCTGGGAATCAGCCTCCGAAGAGGAGCAGCTGTACTATCGAAGAACTCGAACAGAGATCGAAGATAGAAACTCGGGACTGGCACAGAAGAACTACAGAACCACAGAGGCAGTCTTTGTGGCGAACAAATACAAGGACGATGTCTTCTGGATTCCCTGGTCATTTGACTTTCGGGGCCGTTGCTATCCAATTCCCACAAGCCTCAGCCCCCAGGGAACTGACTTCGACAAGAGCCTCATCTATTTCAATGAGGAGGGTCCTGTTAATGAGTGGTGGTTAGCCTTTCAGGTTGCTACTACCTATGGACTGGACAAAGCAACGATGGACGATCGAATCCAATGGACTCGGTCTAACCATGAGTTAATCAGCAGAATCGCTGAGGATCCAGAGGGAACAATTCCTGAGTGGTCAAAGGTTGAGGAGCCCTGGTGCTTCTTGGCTGCTACCATTGAGTATCATCAATGTGTAATCACAAAGGAGAAACAGACATCTGGTCTTCCTGTGTCTGTTGATGCCACCTGCTCTGGTCTTCAACATCTATCGGCTCTTGCACTTGATAAGACTGCTGCTCAGATGGTCAATGTGGTTCCCACAAATAAACCGTCTGATGGATATGCCATCGTTGCTGAGAAGGCCAAGGATGTACTTCCAGAACATCTCCACCACCTGATGAACCGTAAGGTGACCAAGCGAACCGTCATGACCACACCGTATGGGGTCACTGAGGGCAGCGCACGGGACTACATCAGGCAGGAACTCAAGGGGGTGGAGCTGGAGAAGGGAGAGTTACAGGCAATCGTCAAGGCCGTCTACCGGTACGCAGTGAGGCAAGTCTTTGCTGGTCCGTGTGCGTCCATGACATTCATTCAACGGGTTGCTGGACAGAAGATCAAAGAGGGCAATGCCACCATTGAGTGGACCACACCTTCTGGATTTCATGTCATTCAGGAATACCGAAAGATTGAACTTAAGCCTGTTCAGACACGTCTCCTTGGTCAACGGATGCAGACCTGGCTTAACAAGGAATGGGAGGACAGACAGGTCGATCTTAATAGATCACGAACTGCTGCCAGCCCAAACCTGATTCATAGCCTGGATGCTGCTCTACTTCATCTGGTCTTTGCTGATTGGATCAAACCATTCACGGTCATCCATGATTGTGTGCTTGGTAGGTCCTGCGACATGGATCAGATGGCCTTTGCAATACGGGACAAGTTCGTTGAGATCTATTCCCAGCCGATCCTTAAACAGTGGTCGGAATCTCTTGGGGTAGAGTTTGATGAGTCCGTGATGCAAAACACATTGGACATCAATGATGTTCAATCCTCTGCTTACTTCTTTTGTTAAACATGACCGCGCCCACACCTGCTCAAGAGATCATTGATCTGGCAATTGATCTGACTGGGTTCAATCCCCATGTTGTTTCTTTTCTCTACGATGAGTTTGAAGAGAACAAGTCTTGCCCTGGTCAAACCTTCTTCGAGTATCTTGGCGAATTTCTTGGTGATGCTGCCTTTGTGATTGCGGCATCGAAGGGCTTCAGCATTGATGGTTGCCTGGCTGCCTATGAGGTTGGCTACGACATCGTCAACGAAGGCTTTGCCACCGAGGATCTGGAGAGCATCATCGACAGCATTGAGATTGCTGGTCTTCCCTTAACGGAAGATGAAGACTGATCATCCACATCCATCAACAAACCACCGCTACCTACTTATGTCCGAAGGACGTTTCATCATCACCACCACGCTGGAAGGCTACATCAACGCCCTCAAGCCCTCGGGTAAGTTTAACAACTGCTCGATCAGCTTTCGCATTCCTCAGGACCAGCTCGGAACGTTTGACGCAGCCTATGACAAGGCCATTGCCGTGGCCAAGAACAAGATGTCAGGCAAGCGTCACACCGAAGAGCTTCCTAAGTGGGACGACGAGGGTCTTGTCAAATACTCCTATGGTGGAGATGCTTCTGCCCCTATGTTCCCGTGGGTGGATACTGATGGCGTGCCGATTGATCTTGACACTCAGATCTGGAAAGGCACAGTTGTCAAACTGATCATTGATCTTCGTCCTTATGTTTATGCCACTAAGGTTGGCTGTTCCCTCAAGGTACGAGGGGCTCAAATTCTCAAGCTGGTTAGCTCTGGAGGTTCTGACAGCGGCGGGCTGGATGAAACTGAAGTGGCAGCTCTCTTTGGCAAAGCGGATGGATTCAAGGCTGATAGCCCTTCTTTTGAACCCACCGAAGACCCAGGCCCAGGTCCTGCTAACTACGAAGACGACGATCTTCCGTTCTGATGCCAAAGTACCGGAGCCGACTTGAAGAGAAGCTGGCCCGGTGGTTCGAACTCAATGGGCAACCGTTTGAGTATGAGACACTGCGTCTTAACTACACCGTTTCAGCTGTATACACACCAGACTTTATCTTGCCCAACGGGGTCATCCTGGAAGCCAAAGGCTACTTCAAGCCTGAGGATCGAAGGAAGATGCTTGCCGTCAAAAAGCAGCACCCAGAGCGAGACATACGTCTGGTGTTTCAAGCACCTTACAATACGCTCACGAAGGACAGCAAGACCACCTACGCTATGTGGGCGGAGAAGCATGGCTTTCTGTGGGCACCCTCTCATGACATTCCCCTCGAATGGTTCGACAGCATGACTCCGAATCAGAGTTCGTGAGGCATGAGCCCTGTCCAGTCTGTGGGAGTAGCGATGCAAATGGTATCTACACTGATGGCCATTCGTATTGCTTCTCCTGCGGTCACTGGGACCCTGGCTCTGACTCCGACATCACCACTGTTCACAAGCCACATCGTCGCATCATGGAACTCACCGGGGACGTTGTTCCCCTTCGGACCAGAAACATCCTTGAAGAAACCTGCCGCAAATTTAACGTTCGCCTTGATCGGGATTCGAAGGTTATTCAGTTTCCCTACTACTCACAATCTGGACAGCTCATCGCGTATAAAGCTCGTGATGTTGAGAAGGATTTTCGGTGGGTAGGAAAGAACGAAGACCACACGCTCTTCGGTCAACAGCTATGGGGTCAAGGCAAGTCCATCGTCATTACCGAGGGTGAGTTTGACTGCCTCAGTGTGTTTCAGGTTCGCAACAGCTGGCCCGTCGTCTCCGTCCCAAATGGAGCCCAAGGCGCTAAGCGTGCCCTCCAGCACCAGCTGAAGTGGCTTCTGGGGTTTGAGGAGATCATCCTCCTGTTTGACAATGATGACGCTGGAATCCAAGCAGCACAAGACTGTGCGAGTCTCTTTCCACACGATCGGCTATTCATTGCCAGAACCAGCCCCTACAAGGATGCCAACGAAGCGCTGATTGCCAAGGACAACGACGCAATCAGACAGGCGCTGTGGAACAAGAAACCATTCTCACCAAAGACCGTCATTGATGGGCGTGAACTTTTCGATCTGGCCACTCGTCCCCTTCATGGTCGAGACGCTGACTGGCCTTTCTCTGCTCTCAACTCCATCACCGGAGGACTTCGCAGAGGCGAGCTGGTTACCGTTACCGCCGGATCGGGTGTTGGTAAATCCACATTTTGTGGAGAGGTAGCTCAGAAGTTGGTTGACCAGGACCAGAGTGTGGGCTATATTGCCCTTGAGGAGAGTCTTCAACGGACTGCTCTTCGCTTGATGTCCGTCAAGGCCAACCGTCCACTTCACCTCAACAATGAACTTCCA